ATACTCTTCATTATTGAGTACATATATTTTTAGACCAATCTCATCGTCTCCACACTCAAATACACAGTCTTTCAATATACCACTAGTCGCATTAACAGTACCTTCTATTGTTGCGTTTTTTGCTTTTAGGTTTCCCTCAGAATCCCATGAAAGATTTTTGCTATCAAAACTCCCATCTTTGAGATCTAAAAAAGAACCAGCTGTGCCCGGTTCATAATTATGTGATTTAATTGCATCACTTTTTATTTTATCTCCAGCTATCGTCCCTGCAAGGATTGCCTCCCCATCAATTATTACTTCTTTTTTTGTTGTAAATTCCGTCGGTAAATCTGAAACGTTCTCAACCTCTTCAAACTGAATACAATCAATCCAAACGTTAAACTCACCAATACTACTGCTAGGTCTTCCCCAAATCAACGGCACTGGGGATATATATCCATCCTCTGAACTGCTAGATACTTCAAAGGCACAAATTGCTCTCTGCCAGTTTTTCGATAACGTAATAAGTGTAGAACTACCTGGTAATCTTCTTGGATCAAGAGTGGATAAATACAAACCATCTTTTGTTGCATCTGGTTCATTGTGTCCTTGAAAATCTATCATAAATCCTGGAACATCTGTATCTGCTTTGACATAACAGGATAATATATATTTCTTTCCTGCTTCAATCTTTACACATCCATATCCATTATCTTCATTTCCCAAATATAATGGAGTAGTAGATGATCCAAGCTGTGATCCGTCGTAAGTAATCTTTAACGATTTATTACCATGATAGGATATATCCGTGTCAATCTCCAATCCTGTGATTGCAGAATGTTTTGAGTAATATACGTTTTCTGCTGTTACGGTTTCAAAATCTGCATAGCCAAAATTACAACACAGATTCCTGCTTCCATTTCCACTTGCGACATTAACAAATCTTACAATTCCATCTACTGTCTGTGTGACTCCCTCTATATTCTTATCCGTATATTCATTTGCACTCTGTAATATTTCTAATTTTCCTGATTTTAATGCCTCTAAAATATAAAGAAGTCCATTAATATCAAGATTGTTGTACTTAGGACCTTTCATCATTTATCACCTTGCCTATTCAATACGTTTAAACATATAGCACGTTATATATGGCTGCAAGTTTTCTGCGTTTCCTGTTCCTGTACTTCCCGATGTTCCTCCACCCGAAAATTTCTGTGTAACACTATGATTATGTGTTGCAGTTATTGTAAATCCATCGACTTTTCCTGTAGCAGTATCTGATGCATATCCATGTTTTTCATCACTAGATCGCACCTTGCAGATTCCACTTGCGCCATATAATGCACCTTTTGACTGTGCTGCAATATTGTATATAGATCCTGTTAGAGATTTTTGATCTATTGTAATTGTATGTGTGTGATTTGGAGTACTGTGTGTATGTTTGTGAAGATTTTTGCTTCCTCCAGTTTTTTCAACGGATTCAAATTCATCCTGCGCAGTATCTACTCCAACTGGTACTCTTCCAGATCCCCATGCCTGCCATTTCCCTCCAAATCTGCTTGCTGGATTTTCATTTACTGTAGACATATAAATACTACCAATCGGATAACTTGCAAGTCCCATTTCATCACGAAGTGCTACCAATTCATCTTCGATCGATCGCATCATCTCAGCTGTTATGATTGTTTTTCCATCTTCATATATATGTTTTTTGAATGCCATATTAATTACCTCCTACAGTATATTCATATTCTTCCAGTCCATCCTTAACTTTGAATATAATATTTGTGATTTCTTCACAGATTTCTATTCCACTTTTGTCATCCACACATCCAACAACATCTCCGATTCTGCAATCATAATCATTGATTGTCATTTCTGCTTTCTGACTCGGAGATTTTGTTTCTAACTCCTGCAATGCATTTTCTATCATTGCAGCATAATGATCTACCACTTTTTCATAGTATTGTCCGATCGTCCATGATGGAGCTGTATCTAATATAAATTTGCTGTAATACAGGTTATTACTCCATGTAGGAACTGTTGTTTTTTGTGAATATACATAATAATACTTATTTGCTTCCCATTTTGGTGTGCATGTTTTCTTCACATTTGAGTAATATTTATTCTTCTTCCATTTTGGAGCTTTCTTCTTATCTTTTCCTGTTCCTTTTACTGCTACATATTTTTTCTTGCTGATGTAAAAATAGTTTTTAAAATTATCAGCCCAGTCTGTCGGTTTCATTGTCTGCAGTTTATATAATGGCTTCTCAACTCCACTTGCCTGTTGATATGTGTATCCAGTACCATCTGTATTTTTTACCTTCTCATAGTAAATTCCATAATTTTTCTCCCAATCCCACGGCTTGCTGGTAAGTACCTTATAAGAATTTACTGTATCTGCAGAAACACTCGAATATGATCCACCATCTGCTGTTGATGACTTTACATAATAATTTGCATATCCTGTATTCCAGTCTGTCGGCTTGCTTGTTAGCTTTGTATAGACTTCCTGTTGTGTTGCTTCAACCTCTTTGTAGGAACTATCATCATTTGTATAATAGTCCATATAGTTTGTTGTCCAGTCATCTGGTCTGGTTGTTGTCAGCTTATAATTTTCTGTCACAGATACGTCTGATTGTAATACCATCGTCCGTTCATCCACTCCAAAAATAAGCTGTTTGGACTTATCTAAGATATAATCATCATCCTGTAATGGAGATTCCGCATTAGCATACTGTTGTACACCACCATTTTCATCCGTAAATAAATGAATGATATATCTTTCACCAGAATCTTCGGTTGCTTTACAGATCATATGATTATACCCTAAGCCATCATCTGTTATCGTAAAACTAAATGTATTATTTCCCTGATACTGAATGTCATCACTGTAATCCTCACGCAAATCTGCATTGATATGTACTTTTCTGTCATTTTTGATTACAAATACAGGAACCGCATTTACCGATTTAAGCACCTGTACGATCGCATCATATACACTTGTATAAGATACGACCTGACATTCTGGTATATCCAGATCTGTTTCATCACATGTAAACAGTTCTGTGGAATCCGTTTGTTCAAGCATTCCATTGATAATATCCCCCGCATTTCCAGAATATATGATCAGTTCTCTTTCTCCTTCCAAGATTTTTTTTGCTAGAAGTCCTCTTGTATTAGTTCCTGAATAGGTCACATTATCCTCTTCTGAATCTGCCGCTACAGATTCTACGATTCCCATATATTCTGTTCCAATCGCATACCATCTTGATCTCTTTTCTATTCCAGAACCACCAGTTTCTACCGTCAATTCAAAATCCTTGTTTCCTGCACAGTCATAGTCCAGGCTAACGCAATCAACGATCCCAACATCAACAAAATCCTTGTCTGTATAGATCAGCTCCACAGTGGTTCACCTCTTTCCTCATAAATGGTAAATTCAAGCAGTGTGGAATCACTCCATTCCACACTGTTGATCCCCGGTTTAATCTTCTCGAAAATATAATAATCTGGATTACGATATCCAAATACATTCCTTGAGTTGCCGGAATTATCATATAAAATACATGTCTTTTTAATCGCATCTATTTCCAGATAACTTCCTTCTGGAATTTCTTCGTCGATGTTATAAATATTATCTCCAATCTTTAAGAACGGCCATTCGGATGGTCCATTGATCTTAATCTTGAAATCGCAAGGAATCCTTAATGGATTACTTACATAAGCAGATTCCATATCATCTTCCTTGCTGTCCACGACTGATGAACGATTCAATACCGCTGACCCGGTTAACATAAATCCTGCTACTGCATTCTGCATAGAAATACTTCGATTGATCTGATAATATCTCTCAGCAATCCATTTCGGATATTCTGTTACAATTTTGAATTTTCGATCGGTTATATAAAACAGATCCTCATATTCTTCATAAGAACTTGAAAAGAAATAGCATGATAAATAGGTATCATTTACATACAATCTTCCCGGCTGCATCATATGAACATCATAAAAAAGAACATCCTCTATTTCTTTGCTCAATTCTGTAAAGTCTTCTTCATTATCTGCAACAATTGAAACGGTAAGTTCCTTTTCCTGAACGCCTTTATAGAATTTCTTTACCTTTCCACCAAAAATCATGCTCGTTGCACTTTGATATGACCATTCATTGTCAAACAACGTCTCAATGTTCTGGATTGCTATCTTATCACTCAAAAGATCTAATTTATCCCCAGCTGAATTTATATAATAAATATCCATGTTAAATCTCCTTGATCAATCTTCCAAGCTCTCTCTTATCAACCTTCACAATAATGTTCTGTCTTGCACATGCCTCTGCAATCTTTGTTGCTAATGCATCAAGATCAATTCCTGGAACTGACATCACTGCATTTTTGATCATGTTCATCAATGTCTGTGTTCCTGCTACCACTTCACTTCCTGCTTCTCCACCGCCTAAAAATTTATTTCCAGAAGTTCCGAAAATCGTAGGACTGTTCAAGATAACAGGCTCATTCATTGCTTTTGCATACCATTGCACTCCAAATCCTGTAGGATATGATATTGTTTTTCCTAATATCTTCTTAGATCCCATCTTCAGGCTAAAATGCGGAAGTCTTGGAAGCGATGGTGTTGGAATTTTCAATCTCAGATTTGTAAAAAATCCTCTAATTGATCTTACAGTTCTGTTGACTGCATTTTTTGCAGTTTCAACAGGATGTGTGATCGCATACTTTACACCATTAAAAATGCTTGTTGCTCTGGATCTTATGTTGCTAAATGTCGCAACTGCGCTTGAAGCCATTGAAGTAAATTTGCTTTTTGTATTACTTGCAGTATTTTGAACTGCTGTGGCAATCTTTGCTCTTGTTCCATTCCAGATTGTTCCGGCATTGGTTCGGATTCCTGTAAATATCGTAGAAACATTCGTTCTCATAGCCGTAAATTTTGTCCTTGCACCATTTGCTATATTGGTACATGTATTTCCAATAGAGCTTTTCATGTTATTCCATGATGTTGCGATTGATTTTTTAAGATTACTCGTCGCAGTCTTTATTTTGTCCCAGTTCTGTGTAAGCAACGTTCCAACTGCAATAATGGCTGTGATCGCAGCAATCGCAATTCCTATGGGCGAGGCCAAAGAAGCAATGGAACCTGCAAGCCCTATAGCTTTCAATCCAAGCAATATTCCTTTTACTGTCATGATCACCGGAATCCCACCAGCTACTACTGCAATAGCGGTTCCCAATGCTGTAACAACTGTCTTAACTGGCTGCGGAAGAGATGAAAACACACTAGAAAGTCCCGTAACTCCACTCGCTAACGGTGGAAGTACTGTATTTCCTATCTGAGCAAGCTGTTCTCCAAATGGAGCAAATGCATCTTTGACCTTTCGTACATTTCCTTCTAGCTGTTGCATCGGTGTAGTCGTTGCATCGTTCAATTTATTTGCTTTTCCAGAAACATTATCATAAGCATTTCCGACAGATGTTAAAGAACTTATAACCTTGATTCCTCCGTCTTCTGCTAATGTTCCAAATGCAGTACTTGCAAGATTCATTTTTTCCTGCTGCGTTTTTGCTTTGTTGATATCATTAACAATTGAATCAATTACATCTTTCTGACTTCCCTTTCCGTTTTGCCATGCCTGAAATAATTCCTGTGTCTTTGTTGAATACTGACCAATACTGTCTCCTATTGTTCCATCTCCGAGCCTTGTTGTTACCTCATTGATTGCATCATTTACCTTGTCAAGATTGTATGCTCCTCCATCCAGACCATTTTGTAAAAGTTGAAAATACTCATCTGCGGAATATCCAGCTTCTGCAAATTTTCCTGAATACTCTGATAGGTTATCTCCTAATTCATCTGTTTTATCCAGGCCATTTTGTGTTCCAGCCACCAGATAATCCATAGCTGTTTGTGCATCCATTCCGAAATGCTGCATCAATGAATTAACACCTCGAAGAGATTCATTCATATCAATTCCATATGAATCTTCTAAAATCATTGCCTGCTGCGTAATATTACTTAATGTTGTATTATCAAGATCGCCCAACTGTTTCTTTACATTCAATACTGCATCTCCAACAGAATCTATAGAATCTCCGAAACCACTCTCATAGATTTCTTTGATCACACTTGCTGATTGATCTGCTGCTTTTCCTGTCTCACCAAAGTATGATGTAACTTTCGTTGTTGCGTTCTCAATATCTGCGTATGTCTCATATGATGCGTTTCCAATCTCCTTGATCTTATCCGCTGCACCTTCTAAAGTATCCGCAGTATCAAGCAATGCTCCTGATCCTGCTGCATCTGCAATCGATTGAAGATCATTCTTTGCATCATTCGCTCCATCTCCTATATCTGATAATGCCTGTGATAATTCACCTGCTGCATGATCGGCTTCCTGCATCTTGTTCTTGCTTTCCTGAAGCTGTTGACCGACTTGAAGAAATTCGTTTTTTAATTTCTGTGCTTCCGTTGACGTTTTTCCGTACTGGATCACAGCATTTTTATATTCCGATTCAAGTCTTGATACTTCCTGCTCCTGTCTGCTGATCGTATCTTCTAATTGACCTAATGCACTGGAGGCCTGCATTGATGAATCCTGTTGTTTTTGGAGTGATTCATTCGTCTTATTAATATCCGCCTGAATCACATTTTCAGCATTTTTGCATCGACTGAGTGCTGCTTCCAAGTTTTTGGCTTCATTGGAGTTTTCTCCAAAAATACTTTTGGCAAGATCAAGTTTCTGGCTTGTTGCCTCTGTCTTTTGTTTTGTCAGTTCCATCTCCTGGTTCAATATCGAAAGTCTCTGTTTCATCCCATCCTGACTTTCCCCATTGGCTTTCATTTCAGAACTGTTTTCTTTTAGCTGGGCACGTAATACCTTCAAATTTTGCTCTGATTCTTTGATCTGATCATTAAATTGTGATGCATCCGCTGTAAACTTTACTTTTGCTTCATTTTTCGCCATTTTCCAGTATTACCTCCCTCACGTATGTCTTCCAGCTTTCATAAGCTGATATATTTTCTGCCAAAGCACGCAAAAAAGAAATATCAGAGTTCCAAAATGTTTCCTCTGATATTCCTAACATGCGAACATAATATGTAAAATAATCCTCAACCTCATTAAGATGAAGTTCTGGAAGTTTTATCTTGCCTTTTTTCGGTTTTGTTTGTTTCCTGAATGCTTCTGCGAAATCCGTTTTTTTTTCGCTTGCAGTTTTAAAACAATTTCTGTTATTTCATCTCGATCGACTGGAAGAATTTCAAGAAAATCTTCCAAAGACATACATTCTTTATCAATGTTTGCACATCTATATGCTGCATACAGCATCTCTGCAACTTCTATTTCATCCTTGGCACCTTTATTTGAAATTCTCATATATTCATCATACGTTTTTTTATCTTTGTTTCTTAACAGATACAGATTTTTAAAATTTAACGTCATTTTCTGAATACTTCCATCCGTCATTTCTACTTCAATGATCGTATTTACTGCCATCCTATTCACCTCCTACTGGATTTGTTTCCTGATCCTCACTGGCCGTTTCTGTTGCACTAACCAGCGAAGCATCAAAGTTCTTCATCCAGTCATTCAACATCTTTTCATCTGTATCTTCCTGTACAATTACCTGATACATTCCCATTCCAGTTCCGTCTGGATCAACCGATACTGTTAATTCAACTTCTGCGATCTCTTCTGCATTTGTTTCTACTTTTCGGCTGATTCCTTCTTTTACTGTACAACATGGATAAGCTTTCAATTTCACATTGCCATCTTCATCCTCTACTTTTTCTGTCATACAGAACTGTTCATGCACTGACAGATTTCCGTATGCCATAACTCCATCTTTATAACCATCCACATACATACCAAACATCTGGCCATAGACATCTTCCCTGATATGTGCTGTGACTTTGACTTCTCCTGAACCTGTTGCCTTTGTCCTTGTCTTCCATGGCATGTTTCGCTTATTTTTTGTTACGGTTCGTACTTCCATGGTTTCTTCTGCAGTACCAAGTGTATCCATGATCGTAGCTTCTGCATCATCCCCGAACCGGATACCCCATTCCGTAATATCATACTCTGAAAAAATTTCTCCGTATTTAACTGACATTTACCTGCCTCCTTCAATTTGTTCTACTAATCTTTCTGTGATCTCATCCATGATCTGCTGCCCTTTGCTTTCTGCACCTCTTAACATAAACTGCTGATTTCCTTGATGATGTTTTGTAATGCTTCCATCGTCTGGGAAATACAGGTAGTGATATGCTGACTTTGTTTTTACTGTCACACTTAAGTTCCCATTTTCCTGTGTAAATGGCTGTGATGTGCTGGCCGGGCTTTTCTTACCATTCCAGAATCTTCCTGAACTTGGCAAAAGCTTTTGAATCCCTTCTTTGATCTGTTCCGATCCAGATTCATGCATCACTTCATTTATGATCTCCTCTGAATCTGCTGCACGTGTCATCAAATCTACAAGATCATTTACTTCTGTATAATCAATTTCTGCTCTTGCCAATCACATCACTCCTGAAAATAGCTTTTGTGAACACTATCGTAGCAATTTCTACAACTACATCGGTACTTCCTTTCTTGGCATAAGAAAAAGAAATATCTTCATTCACTGCTAATTTGATTCCTTTGATTCCTTCTAATACTTTTTGTATTACTTTGTAGATATATCCTTCTGGAATAAAATCTTCATGAATCATATGCACAGCATAATATTCATTAAAGTCTCCTTTTGTCTTTCCTGCAATCTTTACATTCAACCGATTAAATACAAAGTAATTCCACTCTTGTAACTTTTCATTACAGGCACCATAGTATACACCTTTCAATCCATCTTCTTTGGCAAGGTCTAATAAAGAATCTTCGATCTCTTTTAATATACTCATATAAGTTTCCTTTCTTCTTCTAGGTATAAGTACATCTCTCTATTTGATTTATCATGGTCAACATGAATCACACTGTACAGAGTGTTTTCTATCAATACTTTTTGCGTAGAATCAACTTCTTCCCTTAATCTTGTTTTTACCTTTAAAGACAATGATCTTCCTCTGTTTTCCGCAAACTGCATATCTTCATCTCTTTTGGTCTTCTCTTCATAGGCAAGCTTTAAGATTCTTTTTAAATCGCTCTCTTCTCTTGTATTTTTTACCATTCCGAAACCGATTTCATTCTTCTTAACCTCGCAAACATATAACATTCCATCATTATATTTGCTAAATCTGCTCTTCATCTTCTGATGTTCCTTTCACTTTAAATAAACGTCTGATTCTGTTTATTTCTTTTCTATAAGCATCTTCAAATTCATTTATACATTCATTCCACGCATATACCATATAGTTCATATATAACCTTCTTGCCATTCCTGGGCAGAAATAATCAATTTCTGCCCCAAGTATATGATTCAGTTCTACTTCTGCATCCATCATCATGTCTGAGAGTTTTTCATCCGTATCTTCATCGGACCATGTAATATTTAAATGCCTTTTTACTGCATTTAATTTATCTTCAGAATATTGATTTTCGTCTAACATTCTGTATCACTCCTTTTTGTTGCGACATCACAACTATTCTGTTACATCAGAAGTCATTTCTACCTGTACATATGCAGGTTTTAATTTACTGATATCTAATAAAATTGCAACTGTATTATCATATGCTCGTCCCATTCCATGAAGTTTTACTTTGAACACTCTCTGATCCGCTAAGAATTTAAATTCATCACTGAACTCTAATGTTCCTTCTTTTGATGTTCCTAATCCCATGAAATATTCTTCTGGTAATACAAGGATTGCTTTTCCTGTTTCTAATTCCGCTGATCTTACAACCTCTGTTGGAAATGGGAATAAGTTTGTTGCATAGCTTCCGACTGCTGTTAATACTGTTGTTGCTGGCATTACTTTGCTTAAATAATCCTGCATATTGCAGATCAAAGTTACCTGATCAAATGTTCTGTTGTGTCCTTTTTCTGTTTCTGCAAGCATTGCTAATACTTTTCCATATTCCGCCGGCATAAAACTAGTCAGTTTAACCGCTGTTTTCTGTGGGTATCCTGTGCTTGTGTTCACATCTACTCCTTCGTGGATATCTCTGTCCATTCCAATCGGACTTTTATGCCCATTCCCACAAATAATTGATTTTTCAAGTGCCTTTGCAAGTGATTCTTTCAGATATGTTCTGATATATGCATCTAAGAACACAGGACCAAGCTCTAACATGTCTTTATCAATGACTGCAAATGCTGATAATTTACACTGTGCCATCTCGATCGTTTCAAATGCTGATGTGATTTCTTTTGAAATTTCTTCGTTTACATCTCCCCACACTGCACAATCTGCTGTATGATCGTTTAAAATCCATCTTGTTAAATACTGTACAGAAACAAAATTGATTCTTTCCAGTAACGGATGTTCCTCTGTAAGATCTTTATACACGTCTTCAATAATTGTGTTCGGCATAACTTCTGGTGTCAGAAGTCCATTCATTGCCTGTACTGTTTTCTGTTTTCCTGCCTCAATTACCTTTTCATAGAACTTCTGTTCTGCACTCGTTAAGACTCTGAACCCTCTCTGCAATAAGACTTCATTGTCTCCGTTCGCTGATTCAAATTCTTCTCTTACTGCACTTGCAATACTTTCTCCAAAGTTTTCAAATGCATTCGTGATTTTCTCCTTATCTCCTGTTTCAATTGCTGCCTGCATTGCTACAACTGCATCTTTTACTACTGTATTTCTTTTTAACATTCTGTATCCTCCTAAATTAAGTTATTAAAAAATGTTTTCATAAAATCATTTCCTTTGTTGCCAGTCTGTTTCTGGCCGTCAAGATCTTTAGGATCACCTGCTTTCTGTGTGATCATCGACCGGATTTCTTCCAGTTTCTGCATGATCGTATTAAAATCATTTCTTTTATTTTCTAAAACGGACTGTCTGATCTGCATAAATGCTGTCTGCTGTATCTCCTCATCCTCTTCGTCTTCCTGGTCTGCAATTTCTGTTGCAAATCCATAATCAAGACACTCCTGAGCTGTCAACCATGTTTCTGCATCCATTTTTTCTTTAATCTCATCCTCAGACAGATTGCATACCGCTTTGTATGCTTCAATACTTGACTGATTGATCTTGTCATTATCTTCTGCTGCCTTTCTCATTTCGTTGCTATTTACATAACCTAAATAAGACATACAGTTATGAATCATCAATAATGCAATAGATCCCATCGTCCTTGTATCGCCTGCACAAAATATGATTGTTGCAGCAGAACAAGCAAAGCCATCACAGTATGTATGAATCTGTGCACTATGTCTTTTGAGACTCGAATAAATTGCCAGGGCTTCGGCTACTTCTCCTCCATAACTATTTATGTACACGTTGATTGTATCCACGTCCATCCCTTCTATTTCCTGCTTAATGTCTCTTGCAGACACTTCACCTTCACTGCATCCCCAGTTCCTATATAGTTCTGCGGCTGATGTGATGTCTCCGTAAATGTTGATGTCTGCTGTCCTTGTTTCTTCGTTAACTACTACTTGATAAACTGCTTTTTTTCTCATCTGTTTCACCTCCTGGATTCTTCAAAAAGCGTTCTAATTCTTCAAAGTTCTTTGTTATAAAATGTTTGCGGCTCCACTCCGTATTTAATGGTGCTTTGCCAAGTTCCTCTCTTACCTCATCGATGCAGTAAGTTCCTGAACTAATTAAATTAGACACTGATGCTGCTATATCAAACGGATCTCTGTGTTTGATCTTCCCAGTGTCTACAAAATAATAATTTCCATTCACATAATTGTGCGCTCCTGCACGTTTATTCAAACCTTCTGTGATCGCATCCGCATATGGATCAACTCCAAATGTCAAAAATGCCCCTATAATATCAGCCATATTTGTAATGTTTCCAGTCAATAATGATTCTGGTATATGCATTGCTCCTGCAACTGTCTTAAACAGATCACTCCTTAACTTGATAAAATCATCTGATGTCCGTGGCGTTTTTGTTGTTTCATCCGGCTCTAAAGTATAACCGTCATATTCCAGATAAACCGCATTATCACCCTCCATATAGTTTTTTAGTTCTGCTGTAATTTTCTTTATCAGCTGTTTCTCAAATTCTTCATCTCCAGATCTTACACCTTCAATTCTTAATTTGTACTTTTGTCCATTCGTCTTCTTAAATGTCTGTGCTGCAGCTGATAAAATCTTGCCATATTCCTGATACATTCCATCAACAAGCTGTTTTACATTGATATCATCCAGTCTGAACACGTAACAATCATCCTGTGTAAATATTTTGTTGAATTGAAAATTTCCAACAGTAACACCACCATAAATATCTCCTAACACTGGCCTTTCCTGTTCGATCACACACGAATCAGCACAATACAGTTTCCCATTTGCTTCTACTACAACTGCTTTTCCTTTTCTAATCATCTTGTTTACCACTTTGTGCCAAAACATCGAACTTGTTTCATTCATATTTGGCGACACATTCAAAAGAAAATGATCTTGATTCTTTTCTGGTTTTCCATCAATGAAACATTTGATTTCTGATCTTGATATCGCATTTCCTATCAGTGAACTTGCTGTATATATCGCTAGTTCTTTGTAATAAAGATCTGCCGGGAGGTCTATGATCACTGTTGTTTCTCCACCAATACTTTGTTGTGTTGGAAATAATCGTTCTAAAAAATTATTTAGCCATGCTATTTTTCTCACCACCTTATGACATTTATTTTTCTGATTTTTGGTCTTGGTTTTATTTTGCTTTCAGGTACCATACTTGCAACTAGTGACATAAATGGATCTGTCTTTCTGCTTCGTGCTTCTATCTTTGCATAGACAAATGAACCTTTATCTGCCCCCTGTTGTTTTCCGTATCTGATTACCTTTGTGTTATTTGTTGCCCAACGTAATACTGGATCATTACCCCAGTAAAAGTATCCATTTAAAAAACAATGATCTATAATCGGCACAACTGTAATAATATCTGTTTGCTTTACAAGCGTTAGATTGCCATGTTCTTTTGATATTCCGACCCTTGATAATGCATCAGCCAATAATGAATATCGATAATTATCAATCGCAACCATGATGATCGAGTATTTTTTACCCATTTCAAATATATAATTTGCAATTACAGACGGATGTATCTCAATATCATCCACATATTCAAGTTGTCCTTTCTTCACCCATTCTCTCCATGGTACTTTAATTCTTGGTATGTCTTTCGATGCCGAACATATCCATGCGTGATTAATATCATATCGTTTATCTCCATCTTTAAAGTGAAAGTTGACTGCTGCAAAATCTGACGTCTTCGTGTAATCAATTCCAACTGTACAACTCCATCCTTTTAAATCTGGAATCTCTTTGTTTGTTGCCTTTATGTTATCCCAGGATGTTACTGCTGTTTCTTTTGTTTCATATGTCAGATTCATTCTCTTAGACATAAATGCTGGCAGACGTTCTGGATTCTTTTTCCATTCTCTGTATTCTTTTCTTGTCTCTGTCAGCAAGTTCGGCAAGTATGGCAGTGATGGATTTGCTTTTGTCCAATTCTTTTCGTCATCGACTTCCTTTGGATCATCCAATCTGCAAATGAATGGAAGCAATCCATTATCATCTTCTCCTCTTTGTAAGATTCCTTCTGAATCTTCCAGAAGATCATCTAATGGTCCTTCTCTTTCATCTCCATTTGTCGTGTAATATGATCGCCTTGGATGTTTCTTTTTTCCAAGTCCTGTCGTAAATACATTGATATTGTCATAATTTTGATACTGATGTATTTCGTTAAAGATTACAATTCCTGAACGTAATCCATCTTTACCTTTCGGGCTGTTGGTTCGCCCTTTTATGACACTCTTTGTCTTTTGACACGTTATTTTTTCTTTAGTCCACTGAAAGAATTTTTTTATCTTTCGTATAATCTTTGGCTCTTCAAAGAAACTAACTAAATCCTGAACTGGTCTTACTGCCTGTTCCTCATTGTTTGCACAGATATCAACGTCATATCCAGTAATTCCATTGTATGGGCTTGTCAGGCAAAAAGCTTCGACTGCAATCGTTCCGTCTTTACCTGCTCCTCTTCCTAACATCGCAAATAAATCCGGCCATCTTGGCATGCCATCCTCATCCCAATATGTACAGTCATGCAAAGCTATGATAAACTTCTGCCACGGAAAAAGATCAAACGGCACATACTCATCTGCAAGATGCATATACTTTGCTAATTGCTCTGTATTTACGTGAATTTTTTCAGTTTTAAAGCACTTTTTGATGTGTTTTACGAGTAATTTTTGATCTTTACTGCACCTATAAATATCATTTTCAACAATATCAATCCATTCCTGGATCTCTGGAATCAACTTGATATTTGTCATAATTCAATATCTTCGTCTGCTACCTTATCTGTTGTTAATCCAAGGTCTTTCAAGATCGTTAACATCGCTCGTGTGTATTGAGGCAACAATTTTACATTCGGGTTATCCTTCTCGTATTCCTTGCCTGCTGCGGAGGTTGCCGGATATGACAGTCCTCGTTTTTTTATATCTGTTTTCATTTTTTTGACTAATCCAAAGTATTCTACATAGTCATCTACCAGACCTTCAAAGTGTGCAACATCTGCACCCTTGGCTCTTAACTGTGCCATCAAAGACTCTCTGATTGCCTTTTGTGACTTCGCTGCCATGCCTATCACCTCACTTTTTTCTCACGCACGCGCGCGTAGATGTTTTGTCGTGTCCCCCTCCCGTTGTTGGTTCCCCCATTCAAAATGGGTAATGGGGGTGCGGGGGTGTCACCATCGTTCTTCATTCACGTATTTGTTTTCTTTCTTCCATGTTTTTCTTTTCTCTGGATGTAGTTTGTTGTGGCACGCTTTACATACAGGAATAAGATTCACATACGTTTTTCCATTGTATGTATATGTTTTACTTAGTGCTAAAGCTGGATGCTTTCGTACAAACTGTATATGATGTACAGTGCTGATCAGCTTCTTATTTCCATCTGCATCCACATCATATCTAGTAATCTTCCCTTGCTTTTTACATTCAGCACATTCATAATGATTTTCTTTCAGCACTTCTTCTTTCACTTTGATCCAGTCTTTTGATTTATAAAACTTCCACAGTTTTCCTTGTTGTATCAGTTCCTCAATCCATTTCTTTAATTCATCCTGTTTCATGCTCACCTTCTTCCTTTGTCAGAGTCTGACAAAGCCGTGGTATCAGGAATCGAACCTGAAGGAGCTATGCCCATTACTACTACCAACTTATTGACTGCAAATATAAACAAACATCTTTTTGTGAAAGGAGGATAACAAATAATCAAGAAACTTTCTTCTATGCTCCTGTTCCTAACAACTACCACGTTGGCATTCAAGGCTTGTCAGAGTCTGACAAAATAAATGAAGTATGGTCACTTGCCTTCGTTGACTGTTACTGCCTTGAATGAATACGGAATGTTGGAGTCGAACCAACCACCAGTGATTTATAAGATCACCACTCTAACCGCTGAGTTAATTCCGCTTTATTTTTTTCTTTTGACTTGTCATATCTTATATTTTGCAAATATAACTTTTGTTTTTCTCTACTATAAAAGGCATCTGATTTTATCCCTTGTACTTAACGCTGAACATTACAGTAAATGTCTCCGTACAAAAATAAATAAATCAAATGCCGAAATTTAATTTTGATATTGCTTTGTCTGTCTGATCCTGTTCCACTCCGATGTATCTTAATGTAATATGAATATCTGCATGATTAAACAGTTTCATCAACATTGCTGCATCTTTTGTCGTCTGGTACATATGATACCCGAATGTCTTACGCATCGTGTGAGTTCCTAAGTTATGCACTCCAAACCTCTCTCCTGCTTCTTTGATCGTTTCATAAGCCCATTGTCTTGTAATCGGCTTATGTGTTCTTGGATTCTCTAACAGATATTCAAGGTCATCTTTCCCTTTCGTATATTCTTCCAGAATCTTTTTTAAATTCTTGTTGATCAGAAAACGTTTTTCTTTTCCTGTCTTTTTCTCTCTCATGTATATATGATCTTTACCCCTGACATCTCTTACCCTTAGTTTTAAGATATCTGAGATCCTAAGACCTGAATAAATTCCAGTTACAAACATCACGTACTCTCGTTCACTTTTACTTCTTAAGTACCTTGCAATATCAAGAATTGTATCCATATCTCTGATTGGTTGCACTGTGTTCAATATTTATCACCTTCTTTTGGGCATAAGAAAAGCACATCAGATATTTTCTAATGTGCTCGTTCTCTTTTATTTATTTCTTTACAATGCCATAATAACACATATGAGTGTCGCAAAGTGTTGCATCTTTTAAAAATTAATATATTTTTTAAGATTTAATTAGCATTTTGTTGTTTTTGTAATTCCCAATATATTAGAAATTGCATCTTGTAATACACGTGAATAGTTAATTCCAGCTTTATCAGCTTCTACACTCATCCAATATGGAATTGTACAGTTTTTCTTAACTGCTTTATTATCTACTTTTTTTCTGTAATCTACAAAGTCTACATCTACAAATGTTACTGTGTCTCCTGCTTCTACATCCTGATCCTTTGAATTTGGTTCTGGAAGAGTTTTACCTTCATCTTCCATATCAATTCCCATTAATCCAATAGCATCTCTAGCCATTTCCATAGCTTCTGCTATTGTATCGCCTTCCGTAGCGATATTAAAATCTGGGATTTCTACATAATACCCTTCTTCATCCGGTTTTAAAATAATCGGATACGCTACTTTCCTTTCCATGATTTCTCCTCCTTGATACTAATACGGCATGTAAATTTTGAATAATACTTTATGAACTTACCAAGACCGGGGCTAAAGCCCCAGTTTCTTGATAATTGACTTTGCTAATCGTTCCTTGATTTCTGGATGTCTTGGAATTGGTTCCGTTCTTTCACCATTGGTATATAAATCATGGTTTCCACCATTCCTTTTTAAATACCATCCATTTTTTTCAAGGAGCTTAACTAAATCTCTTCTTTTCATAAAGTTTTTCTCCTTTGATGAATTATTTATTTAATTGCTATGCTTTAATTATACGTATGAGATACGTAGTTGTCAATACTTTTTTATACGTATTTTATACGTGTTTAATTTATTTTTATTTCTAACCATAATATCCTGCAATACCATCTACCTGATGCCAAATAACTTCTCTTTTTATCTTTCCCTCTGCATGTCGTTTCTTCTGTCTTTTTTTCCTCTTCAAGCTCTTGCATTGCTTCATAATAATATTTATCTTCCCAATAACCAAGGGCTGTTTCTGTTACTTTTACCTTATGTGCTGCTTCTTTCTTTGTAAGGCCAAAGCGAATCATATTCTTAATTGTTTTCTTCTTAAATTCTTCACTAAACTGTTTCTTCGGCATATTTCTCCTTTCTGCCCGACCGAAGCCGGGCATTGGCATTAGCTTATGCATTGTTTCTTATGAGTTATATCGGATATTAAATTGTTTCGTGTGATATATAAAAACATCCGGTACAACAAGCCTAACGGCTTGGATCTCTATCTGATTTAGGAAAAGAACAGATACTGATTTGATTGAACTTAGATTTAGTTAACGTTTATCAGATAGAGATCTAAGCCGTTAGTTTTTATATATTTATCCTTTGTCAGAGTCTGACAAAATCTCCTGAACTGATTGGATCGCTTTATTATACTTTCTGTAAACCGTACTCCTATCCATATTCATTATCTCTGCAATATCAACCATTGCTTTATATCTAGCAAATTTTAAAACAAGTATCTTCTGGCATTCTTTATCATCGATCTTTTCGATCACATCTGATACTTCATTCTTGTAATCGACTAATCTATCAATTTTTGCACAAATTTCATTTTCAATATCCGCAATCTTTGCAATAAATTCAGCCATTTGATCCTTGCAACCTGAACCATGTACACCACATCCATTCAGGTTGCTTGTTCTCTTCATTGCTAATTCTTCATAGCTTTTCTTATTTTCAATCAGCGCGTCAATTTCATTGTCCAGCCATCTGATCTTCTTTAAAAAATTTTCTGTTTCCTGAAATTCTTTTTTATTTTCCAATGTCCAATACCTCCTGAATGTGTTATACTTGTCCATGAGGCATTGAACTTTTAGTTCTTGTCTCTTTTTTCGTTTATCTCACTTGATATCTACACTTGTACAAATCCGCTTTCAGAAAACATTCGTTGTAATATTTTCCACGGATATGTATATGCTTGTCATATATTCTTATGACTTTCCCCTGTACAACTCTATATGGATTCATATCATCCTGTGTTTTATTTCTTGGAACCCATACTGTTATTTTTCGTCCAAGTTTAATATCTTTTAATTTTTCCTCGATCATCTCAAAGCTAATTGGATTCTTTGTTACCGCCTTTGATGGCTATGTTGCATGCTTTCTTTTGTTGCCCATAATCACATGCCCTCCTGTTGCTTTCTCAATAATTGCTGTTCCAGATCGTCAAAATCATAGTCTCTCTGTGTGAAATTGTGCTGTATCGGTGGTTTTGGGGCATTTGCTTGTGCTTTTGGCATTTGAACAAGTTCAACATAAGCCCTATTAATCCAACCATTTAGGAATTTCGGCATACCTCGTTTTGTTTTTTGTTTTTGTTTATGACTTATCAGCCAGCCGTACATTTTTCTCATTTCTGCATGGATATCAAGATCTGGATAGAGTTGTTCAAATCTCTCAACGTCGTTCTCAGTGACCACGTAATCATCACCATTTTTGAGTGGCATATGATATTCTCTTGCCCCCTGATAGAGCTGTTTAAAATCCTTGTTATCGTTCTCCAGTTTTTGTTGTTCCTGCTTCTGCTGTCCGGCTTGCTCCGGCAGTATATTATTATTTATACTAGACTTACCTAGACTAACCTTACCTATACTGGGGTTCCATTCTGGTTCCAAATTGTCTCCATTCTGGATACATTGTGGTTTTTCAAACGTATAGGTCTTATTTTCATTCAAATACAACATATTTTTCTCATTGATACAGTCCGTTTCATGATATCGGTCTTTCTTGATACAGTTATGCATTCTCCAATGCTTGATCACGATCACTCCAGATGAAAATGTGAGAATGTACTGCTTTGCAATCAGCAATTTAAAATCATCTTCACTCCCTCCGATCATGCGCTGTATTCGTTTCGGATTGTTAATGAAGCCATCATCATCCGCACGCAACAGTAAATGAAAATATAAAGCCTGTGTCGATAACGGAAGTTCTAGAAAATTATCACTGTCAATGATCCTGATATTTACCATTCTTCTACCTGCCATCGCAATTCACCTCCACTCTTTCAGTCATATCTTTCATGTATTTTTGTAACGCTTCTGTCATGACTTTTAAACGGATCACCGCATCTTCATCTTTTATTTTTGTATTTGGAATCTGTTTTTTTACATATCCGATTGCTGATTTAACATCTTGAAATGTAAAAGTTGTACTTTCAAGGTCCTGTTCAGTCAATTTCTTATTCTCTAAAGCCCATTCACAGACATATTGACACTCTTTTGTATATCCACAAATATTACAGCATCCCGGACACTCTGCTATGTTTCGATTCGGCTTAAATTGCTCAATTATTTCTTCAATGTTGCATGTATATTTCTGATCATATGCACACCTTGCCGTTTCTTTAGCCACTTGCTTTGCTTCATAACTTGATGGCACATTCTCACACTTATATCTACAAAGATCAGTATGATCACATAGCCTACAGCATCCTGAACATGGTCCATTTGTATCTAAATGTTCCTGCTGTCTCTGGATAAGTTTCGTGTGACAGTTTTTTGAATTATCATACTTACACTTTATCTTTCCGTTTTCTTTAGAGTCTTCCTTAATCTCCTTTACTTGAGATAACTTAATATCTTCCTGCTCTGAAAGATTTCTTTGTATTTCCTTTGGTAATCCTGCCATTTCATTCGCAACAGACACTGGAATACTCCCATCCTTAAACTGTTCCTTAGCTTCATCAACAAGATTCCTGTTAATACTCTCTAATTGTGCAATCTTTGTCCCTGATACACCCAAAATTGTGGATATCATTTGTCTCATTTCAACTGCTGATATCTTTGTTTCATTTTCCTTGGCATACTGCTCTAATAAGATTCTTAACTTTGCTGTTTCCTGCATTTTCTCATATTCAGTACGTTCTCTTTGTGTAGAATTACTTAAGATCAAATTTAACTTGCCAATCGTTGTTGTTGTATCTTCTACAACACACGGAACAAATTCAAATTCGCTCATACCCAGCTTTTCTACATTGTAGATCGTTGCCAATCTCCTGCGATGCCCTTCATTGACCTCATACTCATCGACATCCGTCTTTCTTACACGAAGAGGATTCTTGATCTCTCCTGCGATCCTAATTGCAGCCGCAAGCTTTTCAATTCCTTCTGTATCATAAAAGTTATCTGGACTTGGTTTTAATTTTGTATAGTGAAGCATCTGGATTCGTGGTGCTAACTTCTTTTTCTCTTGTTGTTGTTTCTGCCCAATGCTCTTTAAGATATCATTCACATCCATTACTGCACCTCCTTGATTAACTCGTCAGTGAAATCATTATAATCAAGACATGCATTTTTTGTACTTCTGCATTTTCGTAACGGCATTCTGCGGTATGTAGAATAATTTACAGATGCACAATCTCGAATAAGACTCTTAAATATTGGATACTGATGTCTATTTACCAAATCAATTAATCCAATCTTATTTGCCTTAGTCGGTTTCCATAATGTAATTAGAACTTTATACTCACATTCTGGAGCAAGATCCAAAATATCTTGAAAATGTTCATCAAAAAAAGCAAGACCATTGATACTATTCTGATCCAGTTTTACAGGAACCACACAAAGATCTGCTGCTACAAGAGCAATCTTCGTATACAACTCAAAGGTGGGATGACAATCAAGCACTACAAAATCATATCTGTCTTCTCCCAACTGATGAATCTGATCTTTTAATTCAATTGGACTGTAAATTTTGACAAACTCAAGATTACGATCAGCCTGAACTATATCTAAATTCTTAAATTTGGTTCTTCTGATTGCAGACTCCAAAGTATATGTTCCTTGGAGCACTCCTGTTAAGCTTTTCTTTTTCTCATCATACTTTCCATAAAAATATGATGCATTGCCTTGCGGATCGCAGTCGATCAACAATGTCTTATACCCTTCTTCTGACAAATTATACGCAAGATTTACTGCTGTGGCAGTCTTTCCAACTCCACCCTTATAATTCATTATTGTTATTGTCTTCATCTTCTTTTTCCTCCATTATCTTTCTATGAAATCTTTCAAGTTCTTTTATACCGTGTCTCAGGTGTTTTGTTTCGTTCAGGATATAAAGCTCTTTGTTTCCACATTTGGGACAGTCGCAGTCAAGTGTGATACTCCAGAATCTCTTTGAACATCTTGGACACAGATTGTCCCAAAATGGTTCTGTATAATCTGTTATTCCATCTCTGTAAGTACGTTTTTTGTAAGCACGTTTCATAAACACCTCTTGAAAAAATTTAACGATAATGGTACACTTTTATTAGCTCTAAAAATGTACATCGTGAAATTTTTTCACGTACCAGGCACTCTTATGGGTGCCTTTTTTATTTCATTTCGGTTTTTTTCGCCCTTATAGTTAACTTTAAAAGTTTTTCAATATCTGCAGCAATTGATTTTTCTTCATTGTCCAAAGTTTGCAAGGTTATACCTAACATATACGCAAGTGCTGCCGCTACAATTGGAGCTGTTAATGGATTCATTGGTGTTACAGTCTCATTTATCATCTCTACATAATCTATTGCAATTTTTGTAAAACCATCTATTGCTTGAACAGGTGATCCCTCACGCACTATTTTTAATATTACTTCTTTAATTTCATTGTTTTTTTCTTCTGTCATTCTTATTCCTCCTTTAATTTCTTCTTAACAGATGACTCTTTGAAGCAACCAGTTGTATTCAATTTGTATGTTAAATAACAACAATAGGGTTTCTTTGCTACTAAAAGTTCATATTATTAATTTAGGGATTTGTCGGGTCCTATCTAGCGATAGTCATTCATTCTGCTTTCTCTGGTTGCTTCAAAGAATCATCTGTTATAAGCTGTTTTTATTTCCTATACTTCTTTATTTTCTTCTCCTTCCTTTCTCGAGTACTGTAAGGTAAGTACCGCTCTGCAAAGTTTCTGACATTTCTGGATGATATCCATCCATGCAAATTCTTCACTCGAATCAATCACCCCATCCATCGTGATCTTGATGATATCCGGCTCGCACTGGATAAAGTCATTCATTTCATGAATCATCTGGAGTGCTGCCTGTGACAATGGGATTTCTGACACATCCGGTAATATCGCATTACCTAACGTTGTCTTATGTTTTAAGTGCTGGTATGCCAGGTAATTCGCTCCGCAGTAGATCTCTGCCATCTTTATCACTGTTTCATCAGCTGGGATTCTTTTTTCTGTCTCATAGCTCCTGATGCTCTCAACTGATAATCCAATCAGCTCTGCAGCACGTTCTTGTGTCATTCCTGCCGCTTCTCTTGCGGCCTGATAAATGTTTTTCATGTTGTCTCCTTTTGCTCTTCTGATGATTCACAGAACTCCCTGAATTTGTATGTAATACTGGAAAGATGGATTGTAACACTTTTTGGTATCATGTTATTGTCATTGTTATCTATAATTACGAAGGAAGTTTTAAGCAATTGTATTTTTCAGGAAGTTCTGAAAATCATCAGAAGACTGAACGTTTATAGGTTTCGTATCTCCAACTTGCCGATTTCTTTTTTTAACTGTTTCAATAGTTCCATTTTTATAGTCTGTGCATACTGTGGATCTGAATGTAATTCAAGATTTTCTGCAAATGTGTCAATCTTGTCTCGTAAAACTCCATATGTGTCTGATCTGTCTCTTAATTGCTGATACAGTGCAGCTTTCTCAATTGCATGTGTGCTTGCCTGTCGTTTTGCTAATCCGTATAATGACATTTCTTGTTGTTTCATCTTTCTCACGCTCCTCCCATAATAATTCCTGCTACTCTCATAGCTATATCTTCTCTTTCTGGACTTGCTCCAATGAAGAAATTCACACCTGCAGGTATCTGTAAAATATTGGTTATCATGATTAGCTGCTCTACAGTAAACTTTCCAGAATCTTTCATCTTGTATTCAAATGTCTGCTTTGTGATTCCAAGTTTATCCGCCATGTATTGATTCGTTACATTTCTCATTGTCATATACTGAACTATTGTCCCTGTAACCGCTGCTACCTTCTTTTTTGTGTCTGTCGTTGCTGCTCTCGGCATTGTATATCACCTTCCTTTCTAATCATTTGATACAAATACTGCATTTAATACTTTTCCGCATTTCGTACAGATTTTATATTGTGTTTCTCCTCTTAAATTAAAGAACATTTGTTTCTTTCTGAACCATGCACCTTCATGCTTACAAAATAACTGCAATAATTTAGGCTTTTTATTGATTTTTGTAGTTGTTTCTTCCATATCATCACCTCTAATCTTTTAAAATCATACTTATACATAAAAATGTCAGCATATATACAATCATAAGCTCTTTCCTTGTCATTGCTTCTGTTGCTGGTAACAAACAATTTGCAATTTGAGTTAAAATTATCGCTGCAGTAGATATTCCCAATATTTTCATTATTCCTGCCTCCCCCTTTGTCTTGAATCTATTTTGTTTGCTAGAGATGCATCATGAATAGTTCCAAAAACAATTTTTGTAATCTCATTACTATCCATCTTTAAAGATGATTCTGTTGCATTTTTGAATGCTTGAAGTTCTTTTTTATCTTCTTCTAGCTGTCTTATTTTTTCTTTCATTGCTTGATATTTCTTTTTTGAAACCCACATAGCGTTTTCTTACCTCCTGGTACTGTTACTACTGATTTTCGGTAAAAACAGGTAGTGTTGGTCACTGGTAACTATTTGTTAGTTGTTGTATTATATACTCACGTTATGTTAGTTTTTTATTCAAAAAAATTTGTCCAGTTTTTACAATAAGCATCAAAGTGCAATTTTTTTGCTATAAGTTTCGCTGTTTTTACAGAAGGGATACGTGTCCCGTTTTCGATCATGCAATAATAAGCACCACTGATATTACATCTATCTGCAATTTCTTTCTGGGAAACATTTTCGTTCTTTCTTATTGTAGATAACCACTCTCTCATCCCTATCCTCCTTTCAAATCATCTGTTAATTTACTTGAATTATAAACTAACATATTGTTAGTGTCAATAGTTTTTGCAACTTATTGTTACTTTTTATTTTAATTAACAGTATGTTAATGTATATTAAAGAAAAGTGAGGTGAAATGATGATAGCTGATAAGCTGAGAAAATTAAGAACTGATAATCAATTAACTCAAAAAGAATTTGCAAAAATATTTGGATTATCGGATGCACGATATAATCAATACGAAACCGGCAGAAGGACCCCAGATATCGAAATGTTAGCATCTTTTGCTAAATATTATGGTGTATCGTTGGATTATATAACAGGATTCTCTGATCTTATTTCTTCTAATACAACTACATCAAAGGTATTCGGTAAAAGACTCAGACAATTAAGACGAGAATATAACATGACCCAGGAAGATCTGGGAGAGAAACTTGGCGTCGGAAAAACTACCATTTCAAACTATGAAACCGGAAAGAGCTATCCAGATAACGAAAATATATTAAAGCTCTCAAAAATATTTGAAGTTACTACTGATTATCTTCTTGGTGCTTCTAACGTTAGAGACCGATCAATATTAACGCCTAAAGATGAAAAAGACATTTCAAAAACATTAAACGTATTGAAAGATCAAATTGAAAACTGTGAAAACGCTCCACTTAATTATGGTGGAATTGAAGTAAGCAATGAAGAAGCAGAACTTCTTTATGATGCAGTTGAATTGGCTCTTAAGCGAATCAAGAAGAAAAACAAGGAAAAATATACACCTAAAAAATATAAAGATTGATTTTGTCAGAGTCTGACAAAGCAACTTTATTTATACTGAGGTAATACATGCAATTTGGTAAAAAAATACAAGAAATGCGATTATCTATAGGATGGGATCAGAATCAGCTCGCTAAATATCTTGGTTTATCTCAACAATCAATAAGTAAATATGAGAATGGAAAGGCCGAGCCTGATTATAAAACTCTATTGAAACTATCTGAACTATTTGGCGTATCTATTGATTGTATATTAGGAAATACAACTATATCCGATAAAAATAATTATTTAACTTTTGGAGACAAATTAAAAGAAGCTCGAAAATGTAAACATTTGAAGCAGTCAGAACTCGGGTTAAAGATTGGTGTTTCTGGTCAAGTCATTTCAAATTTGGAAAGAGGATATACCACTAGTTGTTCTCCACAAATGTTAAGAAATTTGGCTAATATACTAGATGTAAGTACAGAATATCTTACAGCTAATACTTATTTTAATTATTATGATGTTTCACCCGATGGAAATCGTAATATTGCAACAACACTTAATAGATTAACCCATCAAATTAATTGTGAAGGAACTGATACATTAAACTATAACGGAGTAAGAATAAGCAAAATTGATGCTCAATTACTACTAGATGTTATTGATTTAATCATTAAACACATTGATGAAAGCAATAAATAAAATCAAGGTACATATATGTTCGGAAAAAGAATTAGAAAATTAAGGTTAGAGCAAAATTTAAAACAGAAAGATCTTGCCGCAAAGTTAGGAATATCAACGAGTAGTGTCGGCATGTATGAACGAGAGGAAAGACAGCCTGATGCAGAAACATTAAAAAAGATTGCTGATTTTTTTAATACTTCCATAGATTATATACTTGGAAATTCAGACAAGCGTGATCATTCAGAGTTAACATATAAAGACAATCACAATATAGCCAAAACCCTAGATATTCTAAAAGATCAGATAGACAACAATGAAAGCGGTGAACTGAATTACAATGGGATTGAGGTCACAGACGATGATGCTGAGCTTCTTATGGATGCTCTTGATATGGCATTGCGTAGGATAAAAAAGAAACATAAAGAAAAGTATACACCTAAAAAATATAAAGAATGATTTTGTCAGAGTCTGACAAAGAACAGGAGGGAAAGATGAATAAAACTAATAATACCCCAAAGCCAAGCGGAACATCCCCACATAAGCCTTCTGGTAGTGGCGGTGTTCGTATTCCAGAAACAGGAAGAGGACCAAGAAAGCCGACAAAATAAATTTTTGTATCATGATCCTAATTGATCATATTTTTCTAAATCATAAAATTTGATCAATGTATCTGTTTGTGGGTCATAATACTCTAATACACTATATGGAAATATCCTATCATCTATAGTTTTTGCCCGATCACTGTATAGCAGTTCTTTTACATAATCTGAATTAAATAATGCTAATTTTCTTCCTTGCTCCTGTGGTGGATCATAAGCCTTTAGCAGTCCGGCAGTTATCAGCTTGGTATTTTTATACACTGCTATTGCTGTATTAGTTACGTCTATGATCTCTGTTGAATGGAAGATTGCATTGAATGTATCTGATTGTGCTACTTCTTGTGGTCTACGCAACAATCTATTTACGGCATTTATCATATATCTGTAAAATTTGATCCCGATCAGATACCACACAATGATCATGGCAATGCTTACCACTATGGTCATAATGCAGTATTTTTCCATAAACATTGGGTAATTAAAGTGTATCTTATGTTTATCACTCAAATATAACATGAATTTTTTGATGTCTGACTGCATTAATAATACATTTGCAAGTAACACGACCGAACAGAATAACACCGATTCAGCAATCTCTACTGATTTATCTGGTTGTTGTCTTCTATTTAATCTTATGTATGTATGATACAAAGTATGTATTGCTGCTGGAATCGTAAATATGATCAAGAAATAAAGATTATCAAATATCTGCATTTTGTACCTCCGTTTTTATTTTAATTATACAATAATTCGCTTTTAAATTATAGGTACAAATCAGAAAATGAAATTTCAAACCATTTCGGTGAAATCACCAAGATGGTTACACTATTCTCAACCATTTTCTTGACATCAGGAAAATGGTTGGTATAAATTAAATCTATATAATATTTGATTTTGTCAGAGTCTGACAAAAATTAAGGAAGTGATCTACCTGAACAGCAAAATAAAAGATAATGTAAAGAAGTTAAAAAAGAAATATAACTCTTCTGATCCCTATGAATTAATGGATTATCTGAAAATCGAACGTTTTGATGTGCCACTTGGTCATCGTTTGGGATGTTATATGTACCTGCAACGATCTCGATGTATATTTTTAAACTCATCCATCGAAGATGATCATATTCATCGGATTGTTGCAGCACATGAGCTTGGCCATGCTATCCAGCATCCGAAGATAAATTGTAGTTTTATCCGAAATTATACCATGTACAGCAAGAATACGTTTGAGATTGAAGCAAATAAGTTTGCTGCGGAGCTTCTTATTCCGGATGAAGTGTTAATTGAATATCAGGGAATGACAGTGAATCAGATCGCTGCATATCTGAATGTGATCCCTGAACTTGTAAAGCTTAAATTTCTTTAGCTTTTTTATTTTTTACCTTGTAAACGAACATACGTTCTATATAATATGAAATAAACAAACGATATATTTTATACAAATAGGAGGAATGATGATATATGCCAACTGCGAAACGATTACCAAGTGGATCATGGAGATGTCTTGCTTATTCCCATTCAATTATTAAAACTGATGAATCTGGAAATGTTGTTTATGGCAAAAATGGTAAGCCACTCAAAAAACGTATTTATGAAAGCTTTACTTCTGACGACACAACAAAACGCGGTAAAATCGAAGCAGAAGCCCTTGCAAATGATTTTATACTGAATCGTAAGGGTAAAAAGAAAAATCGATATAATGGAAATCTGACGCTTCTGGAAGCTATTGAAAAATATATAGAAGAATATCAAAATGTTCTTTCTCCTTCTTCTGTCAGAGATTACAATACAATTAAAAGAAATGCTTTTCAGGACATTATGAACTGTAAGTTAAAAGACTTTGATGAAGATATGTTACAAGATGCTATTGATCGGGAATCTCGTCGTATATCTAATGGGAGAAATAATAATCCAAAACAGATCAGCCCAAAGCGTGTAAGCAATGAATATGGATTGATCCGATCTGTACTAAAAAAATATAATAAGAATTTCAACTTTGATGAAATAAAACTACCCAAAATTGCACCTCGCATCCCAGAACTACTTGAACCTTCTGAAATCTATGAATTGGTACATGGAACCGACATTGAGCTTCCAGTGCTTCTTGCTATCTGGTTTTCCTTTACAGTGTCTGAAATCCGTGGACTGACAAAATCAAAATCTTTACATGGTGACTATCTTACTATTCGTGAGGTTGTCGTTGATGGGGAAGATGGACCAGTGCGTAAAAAGATTGCCAAAAATGAAATCAGGAATCGTCGTCACAGAGTACCAAAATACATTAAAGATTTGATTGATCAGGTCAATGGAGATATTATTGTTCCTATGTCTGGAAGTGCTCTTTATCAAAAATGGATACGCCTACAGAAAAAAAATCATATAAAAAATATCATCACTTTTCATGATCTCAGACATGTGAATGCTTCGGTCATGGCATTACTTCAAATTCCTGATAAGTATGCCCAGGAACGAGGTGGTTGGAAAACTGATACAATCATGAAATCTGTATATCAGCAGACCTTTTCATCTGAACGAATCAAGGTTGATGATACAATTGATGCATACTTTGAAAATATTTTGCAACACGAATGCAACACAAAAAAAGAAAAAACCACGTAAATACGTGGTTTTTTAGAGTGGACTAGGCGGGAATCGAACCCGCGTCCAAAAGCCAATTCACATGAGGCTCTCCCATTACAGTCAGTCTTCTTTCATTCCCTCTACTGTGCTCCGACTAACAGGATCACAGTTTCAGTAGCTTCATCAATACTTTAACCGGCACAAAGCTTGACCGGTCAAGGGTCCTGCATGTTTGAAGCCAGGATTCCAGACTACAGGTGATCTA